CAATTCTCTAAAGTGCGTGGAGATAAGGACCAGCGGGCTGCTAGTTCTCTTGGTTCTATAAATTTTTTATCTGTCATTCAATTCTCCATACTCTGTAACCGCCTTCTACTTGTCTGGTTGTGCATTGAATACCATTTCTTTTAGTGTAGTTATATAAATTCATCGCATCCCCTTTAGAAGGTACAAGAATAGAATCACCAATCTCCATATCTTCTGTTACAGACCATCTGCTTGTTTTTTTGGGCGGCACTGGCACATTTTTTTCAATAATTAGTTCGTAGGTTTTTTTATTATCTATCATTTTTACTCCTTAAAACTGTGTATATTCCATCATAACTCATAAAAAAAGTTTTTTCAAAGGTTTCTTTGTAAAATATTTTGTATATGTTCACCGACCTTGCTTGCACTCACTGCACCAGCATCCTGGTGTATATGTGCATAGCGTTGTGTTGTAGCTTGGTCACGATGACCCAACAACCCTCCGACCTCTGCCAAACTTAACTTTTGCAAAGACCAGGAAGCATAAGAATGGCGAATGTCGTGCAATCGCATGTCGGTTATGCCTGCCATGCGTTTGACAGTCTCCCATGTTCTTCTTGGGTTTTTGATACCAACAATGTAATCACTATCTTTTGGCAAACTATGAATGATTTCCAGAGCTTGTGGGGTGAGATGGATAATACGATCATCACCAAACTTATCGGTTTTATGCTCAGTCAAAATCAACATATTGTCATAAAGGTCTTGCCACTGTGCCTTGGCTATCTCCCCTTTGCGTGCACCAGTCAATAATAGCAAACGGATAAATGCTACCGACTTTTGCAAGTGTGGTTTGGTAGCAAGCTCTGAGAGAGCTGCATGCAGAGCCAATAGTTCAGCGTTGGTCAAATATCTTTTGCGGCGGTGTTCACGATTCTTTTTGATGTGAGTTGCCGGATTAGTTTCTAACCAAGATAACTGTATGCCTAAACCAAAGGTGGCACGCAAGATACCTAAACATTTATTGGCCACATACGGAGCTCTCTCAGTAATCGCAAAGTGCAACAAAGTTACATCACCACGATTGATTGCATTGACTGGTTGCTTGCCAAGCACAGCAGCAATATTGTTACGATAGATTGCTTCTATCGTTGGTATTGTTTTAGCTTGTCTGCGGTGTAAATCTTCAACATACAACACAAACAGGTCGTCAAGTGTTTTCATGTTTTCCTGTGTATGTTTGTGATGTTAATTTATCTTACAAGAATTTGCAAGTTTAATTTTATTGCCCTGTGTTTTCTTGACCGACTAGATTTGTTGCAAGTAATGATGATATTGAAGGTCCTGTTGTTCTCACAGTTGCTTCTGGTAATGTTAAAATGCCTGTGGTTGGTGATCTGCCAAATGGCCTTGACATAAGAGCTTCAGATGCAATAGCTGGTGGAGCTAGTTTGCCAAGTTTAACTGGATTTATAATAACATCTTGAGCTAACAATCTTGATGCTGTACCTGAATCTGGAAAAATATTACCTAATACTTGCTCTCCTAAAAGTGCTGTCTCTTGTAGTGGTTGTTGACCAGCAATAGTTTTTACTTTTCTTTTTGTCTTGTCTGTTTTTTTGATAGCACGCAAAATTTGTGCTGGTGTAAAAATGCCTTCTTTTATTACTGCTTGTTGCATTGCATCATTTATAGGCAAAAGATTTCTGTAAACATTATTTATTTTTTGCAACTCCTTTGCACCTTGATTTTGAAATTCTATTTCTTTTCTCAAAAGTCTTTTAATATCACCAAACACTACGCCTATTTCACCCTCTATACCACCCTTTTTCAAAAATGATTGTTCTAATCTTCCAAAATTGGTTTCAATATTTTTTACATCTTTACCAGCAATTTTATTATCTTTAATTTTATTTAATATATTTTTTTCAACATTTCTTAATACTGTGTTTTGTTCTACTGGGTCTAATGCAGAATCTAAAATTGTGTCTAATATTTTATCTTCAAAACTTCTGGCATTACTTATTGATATTTTAGGCAGCACATCAGTATATTTTTTTCCCAGTTCTTCATCTACAAATAAAAAAGCATCTTTACCTTGTAAAGATTTTGGTATTTTTATGTCAAGTGGTTCAACAGCTTCATCTAACAATACTCTATTAAACTTAATTAGACTTTCTAATCTTTTAGCTTGTATTGGAGCACCAGCACCAGGATAAGAAGTGCTTAAATCTTCCAATGCAGTGACAAGGTAAGAACCTATGCTGCCTGAATCTCTTAGGGACTGACCTGGCGTTAATGGAATACCTTTTTGTAGAAGTTCTTTTGCTTGTTTTGCTTTGACTGGCAACAATTTTTTTGCCCCTTTTGTTAAACCAGTTGAAATTGCAGCACTTGTGGCTGCAGAAGTTGCCCTTTCTCCAAAATTGCCTTCTGAAGCCCCAAAACCATAAGCACCGCCTTGTAATGCAGCAATTCTTCCAGGACCTTGCAGACCAACTCTACCAGCCAAACCCGCACCACCTGTTAATATTGTTGATGGTATTGACCCAAGTATTTCAGAACCATAGGCAGCTGCTGGTGCCTGTTGCCTAAATGATTCTATTTCTGAACGAACTTGTTGTAAGGACTCATCATAATTTTTATCTGTTGTTATGGCTCGAGCAAATGCTTCGACTTCATCACCAAAACCAAACAATAGACCTTGGCCAAGAGTTGTTCTTGCTAAATTAGTACCAATGTTACTTGGAGCTTGAATTTTTTGTATTTGTTCTGATTTTGCTGGTGCTGCCATTATTTTATTCCTTGCACATCTTCTTCAGTCAATATTCTGAAATCATTGTAAATACCATCATAAACAAAATCGCCTGCTTTTAGAGTTCCGTTTCTAACTTGTTGGTCAAAACTTTCATCGCTATCATACATTTTAAATATTGAACCTAATTGTTTATCTGCATATTCTCCAAAGCCAATCAAGTCTCCATTACCTAGGTTTTCGTCCATAATGTATTTCTCCATTAACTTTAATCTTTCTCTGTTGTGTTTTGCAATAGCACTCATGCCACCCACTACCAAAAGATTTCCCCCCAATGTCAAACTTAAAGATGGTGCGGCATCGGTAAACAATTTAATTTCAGTATCAGAGGTTGCTCCTGAACCGGCTACTCTCAATCTAGGAATTATATAATTTACTGTCCTTTGATATAATTCTTGTGCATCTAAACCCTCTAACTCTTCTTGGGGCAAAATATTTAAACCAGCGGCTAATCTTTTGAAAGGTAATTTTACTTCTTCAAAAAAACCAGTTTCTAAATTACCACTCTCTAATTGTTTTTGTATTATTCCTAGTCTGCCTTCAATATCAGCAAAACTATCCACTGTTTTTCGGGTTGTTTTTAGTGTTTCAAACGCATCTTTGGTTGCCTCTTTTTGAAATTCAGACTCAGTTTTGTCTGCTATGCTTACAAGAGGTTTTTGTGTAGCTTGTTGATAATCTAAAAAAGTGCCTTCGTAACCTTGATCTTTTGCTAAATTATATTCTTGCATTTTTGAAGTGAGCTTTGGTGCATTAAATTGGTTTACCAATGCAGTCATCTGCTGTTGTGGTGAAAATGAACGCAATAAGTTTTTTTGTGCCTCTGGCAAATCAAGATTTTGGATTGCTTGATCTAGTTGTGCTCGTTGTTGTCTTTGTTGTTGTATTGCTTGCAGTTCTTGAAAAGTTGTCAGTGGTTGTTGCCCTTGCAATGCACCTCCTAGAGTGTAAAGCAAAGTTTGCAAGCGTCTTTGCCTGTCATCTGGTTGTGTTGGGGGAATACCTTGTGACATTTTATCTAGCCAACACCTAAAATTCTACTTAAAAGAAGTGTTTGTAATAGATTACCTGCTACATTACCTGCACTTGCTCGTGATGATTGTATGTCTCCCGCAGCAAGTCCTGGACCACCCGATCTAAGCAAACCAAACTGTTGTGGACCGTATTGTAGAGCACGATCAAACTCACCTCTTGCTGCTTGTAAAGCTGCTTGTTGTAAACCTCGTTGTTGTGCACCCTGTCTGCCCAGCAAACCTAATGTTTGAAATTGTGCTGCTCGTTCATCTCCCAATAAACCAGCTTGAAACCGTTGTTGTGCTTGTTGTCTAGCAATATCACTTTCGGCTGCCCTTTGTGCTTGTTCAAAGCCTGCTTGCCGTAAATTAGCAGCTGTTCTTGCTGCTTGCTCTGCAAACGGTCTGGTAGCTTCACTTTCTAAAATTGCAGATCGAGAACCCCCAAAGGCTCCAGCACCTATTGCTTGGTCTTGTGCTCGTTGTTGAGCTATATCCTGTTGTCTTTGTATGTCTCCAAGTGCCAAATCAATAACTTGGTCTTGAAACGGTGATTGATATGCTCCAATGTCAGCGTCTAGTAAACTTGGTGCGTCTTGCTGTGCTAACCGGCGTAACCCCATTTCTGGACGGAACTGTTGGGTTCTCTCTGTCAACCCACGGGTTAGATCAAAACTTCTTAATTCATCACCAGAAAAACCAGCAACTTGCGGTCCGGTAAATGGCACAAACGGTTGTCCGGCAAGTGCTCTACCAGTGTCGTATATCTCACGCAGTTGGTCTTGTTGAAATCCCGGTAACTCTGATGTTGTTGTACCTTTACTCATAATTCTTTTTTCAGTAAGTAATCTTGTTCAAAGCCTAAATGCTTGATTTTTCTAATCCAGCCTTTTCTGCCACCCCCGTATAGTCTTTTACAATGTAATTTTCTTGCAAATAACTCTACGGTTTTTAGCATAGTTTCTAATTCCTGATAGTCACCACCGCAAAATATAATGTTTAATGCTCTGTTTTGCGGAAACACTACCAACTCTGTAACCATAAAACTTTTGGGTCCTGGCCACAGATGAAATGAACCATTCCCTATTTTATCTCTTACATCGTTAATTGTATAGTTGTCTTGATATTTTAATGATTGTTCTATCCATGGTTGGCAACGGGCAAACTCTTGTTCCCATGTTGCAGTTGCTTTAGTTGGGTGGTCGATTACTTTATTCACCTTTGGCATACTCCACTAATGAGGCTATAAAATTAATGTTGGCATGTGATACTTCTATTTTTAGGACATCACCAGCAGTCAAGATCAGACTTTTGGTTAAAATTTCTTTTGTTTCTTTTGCACTTATACTGATTTCTTTGAAAATGGGAAAGTTATGACCTGTGCTATCGGTGATTGTAAGAGTTACTGTCGTTGCTTGGCTGCCATCATCACCGATCAAGATGGACTCAATAATGGCAAAATCAAAATCCGTGCCAGTAGGGGCAGTGTAAACTGTGGTTTGTGCTGTTGAAGTAACATCTTTTTTGGCACTTACTGCTCTTTGAATATATTGTCTTTGTGAGGATAAATCCATCAGCGTTTGCCTCTTGCCTTGGCATCCACTCGTATATCACCTACTTGGAAGTCTTGTGTCAATGAACCATCAACTCGCATTTGCACTTGTCGTGCAGTGAACCGAGCATCAGTATAACCATCACTCTCGAAGGTGAAACTACCAAAATCAGTCTCAGTTCCTAAAGGGGTAAATTTACCTTTGAAACTTATAGTCACCCCAGGCAAAGAATTAGCCTCTTCATCTGGAATGATTTGGTTGACTTGCACCACTCTATTGCCATTGCCTAATTCTATCGGTCCTGATTGACAAAATGGTACTTGGGTACCTAAATTTGGTGAGCCAAACAAAGTTGAGTTTTCATGTTCATAGACAAAACCATTAGAGTCACCAGCTATAGGATAGTTGAAAACACCTTGGTCTATCCAACACCCACGATCAAGACTGCCTATGCTCCACACATTTTGTGCATAGTTCCAGATCACATATTTGTTTGGCGTGTAATTGTTGTCACCTACTGGGAACCCCCACCAAATCTCGTTGAAGTTTGAGTTGTGACCACCCCAAGATGCTGCTCTACCAGTGTAATTAAGGTTGTCAAAGACATAATCATGCACCTCACAAGGTATCTCACGCACAGTGCCATCATATACAAAAAAAGCATTTTCACCCATCCATGCTAAAAAATTACCAGTAGGCACAATAACTCTTCGGCCTACCGCAGCACAGTTGGCTCCGGCATCAGCAACCCCGTAAACAAAAGGGTTGCCCGTATAATAAATACGATTGATGCCAGTATCACTGAAAACTATTACATCATTTTTAAATTTAACAGCATACAAAGCTTGACCACCGGTTGGTATTTGCAGATCACCAGCAGTATTTGTAGCTTGTGCAGTCCAGTTGTTGCGATCTTCTCTAGTTGACCAAGCAACTTTACGAGGGTCCCCACCTGAACCAATAGCAAACAAGTGTCTTTCATTAGTCACTACTAGACCCTTGTTGTTAGTAGGTGCATTGGTAATTACTGTGGCTATAGTGTCAGCAGTGCCGCCAGGACTTGAATCAGGCCTCCATTTGTATAGTTTGCCATCATCAGAAAAACTAAATACTAAATCTTCACCCCAGTTGTCAAAAGAAAAATGCCCAATCTCTAAAACCAAACCTGATTGACTACGAGCATCGCCATAATCTTCAACGCCCCATTGATAAGCACCATAACCCAAAGGGTCATTAGATGTATCATTGACAAAACCAGCTGGGGTTATTTCTGACCAAGTGTTTTTATATAAAACATACACTCGTAACCTTGTGCCCACTGCCAGGATTGGTTCACCGTTGTTATCACTAAAAGCATACATAGCAATAGGAGCACCATCAAGGGCAGTTGCACGCAGTTTGGACCAACCACCTATAGGTTTGAGATAACCGTTTTCAAAACGCACCAAATCACCATCTACCCATCTACCTTTATTGGCATAATCGGTTCCATTTTTGACTATCCCTGCCGGTGGGGTCACGGGCAATAGTGGCATCTTACGAGCTCAGTGTTTTAAATTCTGAAGTTGGTGTTACTTTTTCTGCTATCTGTGCATCTAAGTTTGCTTTCAAGGCAGTTATTGCTTCCGCACCCATTGCAGCTTCAACCCATGCTTGCAAGTTTGCTGAGGTCAGACTTGACCAGTTAGTAAAACTAGATAAATCCGAGGTATCTAAAGCTTGTGTCCCGTAGGCATAAGCACTTTGCGGATTGCCCTCAGCATCATTATTACTGCCATCAACTGCGGTCAGCCGCCAATGCACAGTATGCACCACATTACTTTTGCTGTTATGCGTTGGGTATCTGTCGTGGTTTTTACAGTCCCAAGTGTATGATATTGCCATATTATTCTCCTTTTAAATTTGCAATTTCACTTTTAAGTGATTCTATTTGTTCTTGTTGCTCTTGCATACCTTTTACCAGATGCGTAACAAGTTTACTATAATCCATTTGGTAGTAACCATCTTCATCTTGATTGACTGCGTTGGGCACCAACTCTTCTATTTCTTGAGCTATAAGACCTTCATCTGCTTGTCCTGATTCCTTCCAGTTGTAAGCTACTGGATTAAGTTGGCCAATAACTTCTAAACCCCTTGCTTTGCCAGTAACATCTTTGAGTCTTGCATCTGAAGATGTGTTATAAGTAGTGCCTGAGGCTAAAGCTATACTACCCACTGTACTTGAGCCGTTTATAAAATTAGTTACAGTGCCATTACTATTTCTACCAATATTTACGGCTTGACCATCATCACCATTATAAAATTCAGCAAAGCAACCTCCACTAGAGCCTGTAGGAAAAAACCTTATGCCGTTGGCATTAGTTGAGGAGCTAGTAGTTGCAAATAAAAAATTACCGTTGGAATCTAACCTAAGTCTTTCTGTATCATTTGTATCTACGATTAATGGGTGATTGCTTGATGTGCCAATATGTGTATCTGTATTTTGGGCATACAACTGTAGTTGACAATTATTAGTTGTGTCTTTGATTCTAACAATAGGAGTAGAGGCATCGACAATATTTAACTCACAATCGGGCGTCTCTGTACCAATCCCTATATTGCCATTGTCTTTTATAGTCATAAGAGCACTAAAACTACTGCTTTGATATTTACCTATATTCAAACACCAACCACTGCCGTCAGTATCAAAATAAATATTGCCTCGTTCTGGTGATGATGAAGTGCCTGCATTAAAACCAACCTGTCCTGTAGCTGATTGAACTCCCAAAATGCCGCTGGGCGATACGGTGGATATTCCAACACCACCAGAACCATTAAAAAACATCTCCTTTCTAGTGTCTGTGACATTTAAAATAGCCATACCTGTGCCAGCAGAGTGTTCAAAAGCATAAGTGTCAAAACCACTTCTGCTTATCTGTATTCCATTGCCTGTGCTAGCAATATCGAGGTTTGCACTACTTGGCGTCTTACCGATTCCTACTTGCCCAGAACTATCAATTCGCATTCTTTCCGTGCCATTTTGGTCAAATACAAAACCACGACCATTACTGTTATGTTTGAATGTTAGTCCTGTATCATTAACAAAAATATCTGCTGCATAATTTGATGTAACATCATCTGCTGATAACTGAACATAAGCTGATGTTTGTCCTGATTTTTGTGCTCTTACTTTACCAACTGTGTGAAAAGCAACAGAAGGACTTGTAGTTCCCACCCCTACTTGCCCAGAACTATCAATTCGCATCCGCTCAGTTACAGTAGCTGCTCCGTCTGATGTGGTGTGGAATGTTAGTCTGCCAGGAGCGTCATTTTCTCCAGGTGTACCATCTATTTTAGCCATTATTCTAGCTACTTGTGTTTGGTAATTAGTACCATCGTCCATTTTAAAATCAATACTGCCTATAGTGTCATTACTTTGTACTATAGTATTAGAGCCAGGAGTTCCGTTTCTTGACTTGACAAAAAATAATGTTGCAGAAGCATTATCATCCGAAAATCTATTCAAAGAAAAAGAACTGCTAGAAGCATCAGTCCCTATAACTTGAGAAAAAGGGTTTTGTCCTGAAGCAGCAGTTATAGCTGTAGTGCTACCAATTAAGAATCTACCACCAGCATTAAACTGTGCTCTCTGACTGCCGCCTGTGTGAAATTGTATTGTTTCAGTGCCAAACTCTGCATTTGCATCAGCAGTTAATATAAGTGAACCGCTAAGACCAGCTATGGTTGCATCGTAATTATTGTCGGTATCTGTAAAAGTAATGGTAGGAGTGGCTTCTGAAATTGTAATATCCCCACCAAAAGTTGCAGCACCACCTACAGCTAAAGTCGATGCCATATCCACAGCTCCATCTATGTCCACTACATCTAGGTTAGTTGTGCCGTCTACATCTATATCACCTGAGATGTCTAAAGCAGTTCCTATCAAAGTCTGTGAGAAAGTGACTTGACCATTGGCTGCTATTGTCATGGCGTCAACATCTGAGGCAGAACCAATAGTCTTGCCGTCTCCAATTATAAGATCATCACTTAGAGTAACAATACCTGTAACAGCCAGAGTCGATGCCATATCTACAGCACCATCAATATCAACCACATCTAAGTTTGTGGTGCCATCGACATCAATATCACCAGATATATCTAATGCTGTGCCGATAAGAGTTTGTGAGAATGTTACTTGACCGTTGGAGGCAATAGTCATAGCATCGACATCTGAAGCAGACCCTATGGTTTTACCATCACCTATAATCAAATCATCTGTTAAGGTAACTATACCTGTTACCCCCAAAGTACCACTGAATGTTGCGTTTTGTGCAAAAGTTGCTTGTTGACTTGAGTTTATAGTTATAGCTGGTGTGGTTCCTACTGTTGAACCTAAACCAATAACTAAAGCATCTGCTGAATCATCAAGACCCATATAATAATCTTGTGCATTGCCATCAAAGACTAATTTTGTATCTTCAGCCCCAGCATCACCAATGGTCAAACTAGGATTGGTTCCTTTAATGACCACGGCACCACCAAAATCAACTTGCCCCATATCCACAGCTGTGCCGGACAAACTAAAAATTGTATCGACACTGTCTAGATTATTGTTAAGTTTTGTCCCCCATGTGTCGGTACTTGCTCCTACCTCTGGTTTTGTAAGGTTTAAATTTGTTGTAAATGTATCTGCCATAATCTCTCTCTATGCTGCTGTTTGGTCATCAAGTTCAGTCCAAGTAGTAGCTGGATTGTCTTGATTGCTCCAAGTCGTACTATTTGCTGTTGTGTCTGTCCATGTGGTAGAAGGATTACTTACATCAGTCCAATCTGTGCTTTTAGATTGCTCTGACCACGAGGGTGTAGTTACAACACTATCTTCCCATTTTAAACCTCCATCAGCAATAAATCCACTGCTTTGTGCAATAGTCGCAGCTCCTAAATCAACTTGCCTACCGATTGCAGTAGCAGAACTTACACCAGTTATTGTACTAGCACCAATAAAAGTAAATCTGCCAACCGCAGTCATGTCCGAAATAACTGGTCCTACAGATGCCCCCAAATCAATCTGGTGCCCAGTCGCAGTCATGTTTGATGTTGCTGCTGGGACACTCGCACCACGAAGTATGCGAATACCAGCACCCGTCATGCTTGAGGTTTGTGCTAAGGTTGCTGCCCCTAAATCAATTTGTACACCAGCAGCAGTGACACTAGAGGTTGCTGTAATGGTTGCTGCTCCACGATCTATTTGTGTACCTACAGCAGTGGCAGCAGAGGTCTGTGCGATAGTTGCCGCACCAAAATGATAGACAGGAGTACCCCAACGGTTCCTCCCGTATTTACTAAAACCGTAGCCTACTGAGGCCATAGTATTATGCTAAGGTGATGTCAATATCACCAGCATCAAAACGGAAAACATCTCCTGTAGAAACTGTTTTGTTTGCAGTTAAGCTGGCATAGGCAAGTAAGTTGCCACTTGAAGAAGCATCAAAAATACCCACAGCAACTACAGTGCCATAGTCACCTGTAGCAGTTGGGTACTCTATCGCAGCAGCATTGGTTGCGGTGGTTGGGTTAGTGCCAGACACATTGAAAGTTGCGGTTTGTCGAGCATAACTACCACCAGAGACTTCAGTACCACCACCAGTATCACTGGGGGCTGAAGTATATAGTGCTACATGCAAACTTGATGGTGCTGTAAAAGAAGTGCCACCAAACACATGATCTAAAACTTTGTCCTCTAAATAATCACTGAATCCCGCCATAATTTACTCCTAATTGTTTTTCATATAATAATTGTGTTTTTTTGCTTTGCCATAACTGCGACGCCTGGGTATCAAACTACCTTTACCAAATGCAGCACTTTCTTGTTGTAAACGCATATCTTCCACGGCTCTTTCAAACGCATTATCTAATAATGGTAGTCTTTCATCTTCCATAAGAAAAACCGAAGCATGGCGTAAAGCACCATATAAGTAAACATCGGGGTGGGTAGTAGAAACAAAATTAGTAGTATTACTATCAGACAAAGGTGTAATTTTGCCGTAGTAAGTAAGTTGTAATGTATAACTGGTATCGGGTGTTGGTGATAATTCAATGGTGTCGTCAACCAAGGCAAAATATAAAGGTTGATTGGCTTCATTGTTGTTTGCTCTACGGTGCACATCTAAAGATTCAATAGACATCTGCATTAGTGGTCGAAACTTGCCTGAAGTTACCTCTATATTGATGGCTTCTAACCAATCACTTGGTAGAGCAAGATATTGACTATCTGCGGTTGCAGTAGCCCGTTTTACCATTTCTTTGACTCGCAGTTTGCGGTTTAGTTCTGCTTCTGTTTGGTCAATAAAAATATCAAGTTCGTTAGTCAAATCAGACCTATTGAGATAACTTGCTATATTAGTTTTCAGTTCACTGTATGTCATATCTTACCTTTCCAAACACGAAAGTATTTATTATCAGGATTGTTCAACCATTTGCGTAAAGCTTGCTTATCTCGGATTGAACCATCTCTGACCATTTGTTGATATATTACCATAGGTATCTCGGCAACATGCCTAAATTCTTTACCAGGTTTGAGTTCACCTAAATTTTTACAAAGGTCCAGCACTGGTCTGACATTTTGTTTGGTGTGATAAATAAACTTGTCATCTTCGGTAGCAAAGATGTTAGTCATATTTTTTGAGGTATCTATTATGGTTTTTGTTGCCATTTCAAAGGGGGGCTAAAACGCCCCCCACCAGGTTAATTATTAACCAGCATCAGTAGATGAAACTTTAACATCTGCAACGATACCGTGTGCAGCTTCATTTCTCATCTCTAATCCATATTCAACTATGATTTGCTTAGTTTCTGCGTCACCAATTTTTGCAATATCTTGAGTTGTGAAATCTCTCAAGTATGCAACTGCGGCAAACTCAGGGTCAAGCAAGTGGACTGCTTGTTCTCTACTTCTGTTTGAAGGGACAACTTGCAATTCACCAAAATCACCAGAATAAATAGAAACAGAAGCTTCTACAGTATTCGCATCAACGAACTGTCTAGCTTGTGCTCTACCAGTAAAACCAGAAATAACACCTTTGTTATATGGTCCTACTAAAAGGATTGATGGCTCTGCACCAGATGAGAAACACTGTTGTTGAACATCTTTGACCATTGCTTCAGTCAAATCTCTTCGTGTTCCATTAGTTCTAGCAGCAGAATCAGAACCATTTGCACCATCAGATGCTTTATTGACATTGGTTGCATACCAAGTCTCTAAAGAACGAGTCTGACGAGCAGCAGAAGCTGAACCTGTTACTTTGGCTATATTCTGTGTCAAGGCTTCTTCCATATCACGCTTGAGGGCTTTTGCCATCAACGCAAGTTGGTGTGCCATTTCAGAATTTTTACCAGCAGCATCAGATGCTTCTTGGGTTCCGGTTACGGTTGCATCTCTTGATGAGATCATACATACATTAGACTGTCTTACAGTAGCAGTAGCTGTTGCTCTGCTCAGCTCATCTCCTTCTAATTTTCCTGTTGAGGAAGGTGTCGGGAGGGATTCTGTCTGCCAGTCAAATTGCACATTAGAAACATTTGTTCTTCCGACACTGGAAAGAAAAGGTGTTTGCATAGGTGAAATATTATAAATAATGTCACTTAGCTCTTCTCTATTCGCAGTTGCTTCGTAAGAATCAAACGCATTTGTTACGATTGCCATAATTTACTCCTTAAATTATTTAAACATGTTTTCAAAAACCTTTGCCGCATCACGGGTTTTACCGGTTTTGGCAAGGCGTTGTTTTGCTTTCTTCTCAGCAGTCATAGATTTTTTGCGGTTCGTTGTACCAGGTCTTGCAACACGAGCTTTTGCTTTTTCAGTTGGTTTTTTCTTCACTGCTTGTTGAGTTTTAGAATTCAACCAAGCATTGCGTAAACCAAGCAAAGCACGATAATCATAGACAGCATCCATTTCTTGCGGTGTATAACCTAAGACATTGATGCCATATTCACGAATTGCTGCTTTCTCCTTTTCAGCAGTTGCAGCATTTTGCCATTCTGGGATTATTTCCAACAACTTTTGCTGTCCTTCTTGCACAAAAGCAATCAGTTTTTCTTGCTGCTTAGCAGCTTCTTCCTGTTGCAATCTTTGTTGTTCAGCCTGCACAGCTTGTAAGCGTTGTTGTTTGTCATCCCAAAGTTGCTTTTCACGAACATAACCCACAGGGTCGTCCTGATATAGTTGGTCCCAATCTGGTTCGTTTGCCAGCTCGCCATTTATTTGGGCTTCCATCTTTGGTAATAACTGAGAATAAATCGCATCTCTTTGCTGTAACTCACGAGTTTGTTCTTCTAAAGTTTTCTTTTGGTTAGAAATCTCTTGAGTTTTGCGTGTGTAATCTTGCTGACGAGAATACCCGTTTTGGAGTTCTTCGAGCGTAACCTCTATAGTTTGCCCATCTACTTTTACTTGGTAGAGTTGTGGTTGCTCGGGCTCTTCCTCAATATCTTGTTGTTCTTCGTCTTCAATTTCTTCGGCTACAAGTTCTTCTGCTTCTTCAGTATCAGCAAGTTCTTCAACTTCTTCTTCTGCTTCTACAAGTTCTTCTGTAGCAACTTCTTCTACTTCTGCTTCTTCAGTAGTTTCAACCTTATCCTCACTGGGGGCCAAAAAACTTTCAAAGGCAGCAGTAGCTAACTCTCCGTCAGATTTTAATGCAGTCGGTTTATCCGGTGTTGCCATGATTTATACTCCTATATAAATTTATGCTTATATAATATATGAATTTGGGGTAAAAATAAAAGAATTATTACAGAGTTTTGAGTCTGTTTATGTGTGTTTTGGTAAGTTTGCCTTTTTCAGCCATGATGCGTAAATGCTTTTCAATCTCTGGTATTAACAAAATAACTCTATGCAAATCTTCTCGTATAGTGACATCTTCGATTTTGCGTGAGTTTAACCAAAAATTTATGTATTCATTCTTGAGGTTTTCTATGACCTCTTGGAAAACTTCTGAGTCTAGTATTTGCTCTGCTTGTTGAGCCTTAAAAACATCTTGATCGGTAGGCATTACATAAAGAGGTTTGTGGGCATACCCATTCTGCCATCTCTGATTGGTTGCACAATCTCGTTCAGCAATGCGGAGGGTGGTGCTAGTTGTGGTGCCAATAAACTGAGGGGCAATTCAGGGCCACCCATAACTGGCCCACCCATGTTTGGTGGTTCCACAAAACTTGGTGGTAGAACACTGGTTATAGGACCTTGTAAAAAACTTATTGGTGGTGCTGAAACCATAGGGTCGCCTTTACCAATAGGTGGTAATTCGCTTGGTGGCAAACCATCAAAAGGTGGTAGCACTGGTGGGGCATCAATAGGTGGCTCTATTGGTGGTAATGGTGGTATGCCATCATTGATGGGTGGTTGTGGAGGCAGTGGTGTAAATATCGGTGGTGGTGCTATTGGGGGTGGTGCTATTGGCACTCCCATAGGTTGAGCAACACTAAAAGTCATACCAGGTGCTACTATTTGTTCAAAGGGTATGCCGCCTGCAATCTGTTGTGCGTAAGCTTGACCTGTAGCTACCGGTCCGGCCATTCCTGCTAAATTCATGCCTGGTATTGTTGCCATAAATATTTATTCTACCTTATGATTATATGTGATGCCACTCTTTGCCTTCAAATAATAATGCTTCGGCTTCTCGCCTTCTAATAAGACCTTCTGAAACTTTACCAGCACTTTTATTCCAACGCTTTATTTGTGCTGGTACATCTGCTTTTTTATTGTCATTCAAAACTTTTAACATCGTTGATTTATTAAGATTTGTCGGACCTAAATTGTAAGTCCATGATACTAAAGCATCATACTCATTTTGCTCAAGTGGCACAGTAACAGCAGATGTTACATACTCACCATATTCAATTAGCTCTTCATCTAACC